CGTTGGTGGAGGTATGCGTGCCATAGGCGACGTCGTAGGCGCCGCCCGTGAGCTCGGTCGGAATCGCGAACGCCAACGTGGGCACCGCGCCGAACCCGTGAGCAATCGACTGCTCGGATCCGTTGCCGGTCTGCTCGATCGACTGAAAGACCGCGGCCGTCGCCAGGAGGCCCGCGCGCCCGTCGGACTGGAGCAAGACCCACGCGCCGCCGGTGCGGACGTAGGTGGATCCGTCGGTGCGCAGGTAGACCGAGCCGTTGGGCTCCGCCGCCGACGGGGCGCCGGATCCAGAGGTCAGCGTCGGATCCGCGGTGACGTCGCTGGTGGCGCTTGATCGGACCACGAAGCCCAACGCCGCGGCGGCCCGCTTCCAACGCGTATAGATGTGGGTGCCGATTGCCATGGTCACTCCTTGCGTTTCGTGAGGGCGCCGAGCTTGGCGCCGAACAGGTCGGCGGCGGCCTTGGCGCTGGCGGATCCGGTGCGGTTGGCGCGGCGGCGCTGACCCGACGTCAGGCGCGAGCGGAGCGCCGCAAGGGCCGGCGCCGAGGGGGCATCGAGCACTGAACCAATCAGCGCGTGGCGCCACCGGTTCCACCCGTCGTCGTCGTAGTCGAGCAGTACGCGGGTGCCGACCACGATCGGACGCTGCCAGACGGGCATGTGCACGTCACCGGCCGTGCCGTCGTACCCGACGCAGTAGTCCATGAAGTCCTCGCCGAACGCCTTGCCGCCGGTGCTGCGCGGGATCTGGATCCACCCGAGGCGACCGCGGGAGGCGAGCGCTTCGGTGGGGTCGCCGACCGCCGAACGGCGCAGCGGGATGACGCCGGATCGCCCGCCGCGGAACTGGAACGCCCGAAGCGACGGGACCAGCAGGGCCTCGTTGCCGACCATGGCCACGTCCCATGAATGGGGGTGCGCCAAGTACACGAACGGGGGCGACGGATCCATCGGGACGAGCGCGCCCGCGGAGGCCGCCGGAACGGGGGCGGCGGGCTTGGCCCGGGGCGGGCCGGAGCCGCCGACGGGCGCGCTGGTAGTGGCTGCGGGCTTCGCCATGATCAGGCCGCCAACGCCGTGATCTTGGTGCCGCGCGCGTCTTCGATCTCGATCGTGCCGAGCATGTACCAGCCCAGCACGGAGGTCGTGCCGTCGTCGCCGCGGATCGCCTCGACCAGCAGCGGGCCGACGTGGAGCAGTACGATCGTGCCGGGCTGCGGCACGAGGTCCTGCTCGGCGTAGCCGATCGCGCCGACGCCGAACATCATGCTCACGCGGTCGGATCCGCTCGCGGGCATGAGCGACGACGTGTAGATCTCGATGCCGTCGTAGGTCCCCTTGAACCCGCGGCCCTTGAGCACCTGCATCTCGGCGGCGGCCGGCTGCCACTGGGTGAGGCCACCGCGGCCTTCGAGGTCGATCATCCACTCCGAGAAGTGGTGATCGTACAGGACGGCGAGGTACGGACCCGGCACGCCCGCGTCGTTCAGCGACTGCTTCGCCGCCATGAACATGTCATGGTCGAACGCCGCGCCCGACGTGCCGGACTCCGTGGAGAAGTCCGCGGCATGCGACGCGATCTCCTCGGTGAACGTCATGGACGCCGACATCGCGATGGACTGCGCGAGGCGCACCGCGTTGAAGGATCCGGTCGGATCCACTGCGGCGAGTTCGTCCGACACGGCGTGGCGGAGGCCCTTCTTGGCGATCGTGACCGTGCGCTTGGCCGAGCTGATCGCCGTCTCCGAGAGGCCCGTCGCTTCGGCCGCGTCCGTCATCCGCTGGATCCCGTCGAGGCCGAGCAGCGGCATCGTGCCGGACAGCGAGCCGGAGCCGGGCGCACCGAGGCCGGTCAGCGGGCCCACGTTGAGCAGCGCCGGATGGCCGCGCAGCGAGGCGCGGTCGCCGAGCACGAGCAGCGCGGTCTTGCTCGCGATCGCCGTGGCGAGGGTATCGGATCCGGGGGTCGTGGTCGTGACAGCGGGCATCAGCCCTCCTTCTTGGCGTGCGCGGCGACGAAGCCGGCGTCAACGATGTTGGGGTGCGCGGCCTGGATCGCCGGGAGGTTCGCGCGGAACTCGGCGGCGGTCATCTTGGCGATCGACTCCGCCGTGAACACTGGTGCGGCGGCGGGGTTGCCGCCGGCGACGGTCGTGGATCCGGTCTTGGCGGTCGTGGATCCGGCCGCGGCGGCGCCGGTGGTAGTGGTGGTGCCGCCGGATCCTGCGGCGGCGCCGGTTGCCGGCCTCGGAAGCCACGGCGCGAGGTGCGGCGCCGTCTCCGCGGTGAGCGCGCCGATCCACGCGTCGAACGCGGGGGCCTTGTCGCCTGCGGCCTGCGCAGCTTCGGCGTATTCCGCCTCGAACCAGCCGCGAACCTTGGGATCCGCGATGCCGGCCTTGTCGAGCACGGCGCCACGGGTGGCCGCCGTGCGGACGGCCTCGACCTCGGTAGCGTGCGCGGCTTTCGCGGCGGCCAACGCCGCGGCGGTGGTGGTGGACTGCTCGCGGAACGCGTCGCGCTCACGCTCGGCTTTCGCCAGCGCGGCGGCCGCAGCGCGCAGGGCCTTGAGCTCTGCCTCGTCTACTTCAGGCATGGATCCTCTCGCTGGATCAGATTGCACGGTTGCGGCGTCGGCGTCAAGGGGCCGGCGCCGGAAGGGTAACGACGGGGGCCGGGGTGGTGCCTGCGGTCACCCGGAACTCAGCGTTATCAGCCGCGATCCGCCGAAGGGCGGCGCGGGCCTCCTCCTCGGTGGATCCGGGGTGCTCGATCAGGTACGCGTCGACGGTCGACATACGCCCGGCGGCGATCAGCTCGCCGTGGTGCGCGCGCATCGCCTCCGCTTCGTCGCGCGCCAGCGGCACGCTCGCGTAGTCGATCCGGTAGCCCTGCTCGGGGATCGCGGTCAGGCCAGCCGCACCGTTCGTGATCGCGGCGATGCGCTCGATAAGGCCGAGGTCGGCGACACGCAGGGATGGAGTGTACTTCTGCTGCGCTCGCCGCTTGTCGTCGCGGCTGATCGTGAGGGCCGCCGCCGACCACGGGTTGCTGCTCGCCTGGGTGACCTGTGCGGACAAGCCGAGGCCGTCGAAGTCGGCAACCGAGCGCTCGATCATCGCTACGGTCCGCGCCAGCGCTTCGGGGTCGGTCGGGTGCAGTTGCGTGAATGTGCCGGGTGTACCTGGCTCGATGTGCTCGAAGTGGTTGACCGCGACCGGATCCGACACGACCTCCGCGCGGGCCTGGCCGTCGGGGCCTTCGCGCGGCACGGATCCGACCGGCACGAGGCCGACGGCGATGTTCCGCGGCCACGAAGCGCGGTAAATGACATGGCCAAGGAAGGTGTAGGACGCGCCGGTGTCGAGCGTGCCCTCGACCACCTCCTCACCTTCGGTCGGGTCGAACAGGCGGCCGCGCATCCGTGCGTGGTACAGGACGCCAGGAAGGAACGGCGTTCCTGCCCGGTCGCCCTCGGTCCACCGCCACGGGTAGGACCCGGCGGCGGGGCCGAGCACGGCGGGCGTGTAGTCCGTCGGCGCCGACGGGGCGGCCTCGATGAAGCGCCACGAGGGCGCGGCTGGATCCGCGATCGACAGGACCTCCCAGACCCAGCGGTATCCGATGGTGGGGACGTGGATCCATCGCAACTCGCGGACTTCGACCGGAACGTTGGGGTCGGCCGGGTGCGGGGTGGCCTCGATGCAGTCGGGGGTCACGGCGCGCACGACGGGCCGGCCGAGCTCCGCGGACCAGTCGAGGCGCATCCACATCTCGCGCAGGCCGATCAGGTCGGACTGTACGGACTGCATGAGCGGCCACAGGCCCATCGCGTCGAGCACGCCGGCCGGATCCAGCAGCAGCGGGACCGGCCCGGCCGGATGACGGACCATCGGGGGCCGGTCGTAGTTGACAGCAAGCTCTGTGCACAGCCGGCGGAACGGGTTGCGCGCCATCGACACGCGACCCATCACAGCGCGGCGGGTCGGGCCGAAGTGCTCTTGGACGCGCGCGTCGAGGTCGGAGCGCCAGCCACCTGATAGGAGGCGGCGGCGCAGGCGCGCAACGTCCCAGCGCACGACCGTGCGCGGATCCGACGAGGCGGGCGGCGATTCGGGGGCGTGGATCAGGTCGACCTCACGAGGCTACCAATACATGATCCGGACCTCGTCCGCAACCAGGAGCGAGATCGAACACTGGCCGTCGCCGGAGAAGCCGGAGGAACAGAGCAGACCATCCCACAGGATGTAAGCCGCGGACTCGTCGCGGCAAGCCAGCGGCCCGCTGCTGTCGTAGACGCAATGCAGGACCTGGTAGGGGCCGTCGGCCCGGATCCCAGGGATGGACCCCCGCGCCGGGTCGGCCTCGTACACGAGACGCACGGGCGCGCCGTCGGGGGTGGTGGATCCGGTGTCGAGGGCGGCGCAGCCGAGGGCGAGGATCAGAGCGAGCATGTAGCCTCCGAGCAGTCTACGCCGATCCGGCGGCGGTGTTGCACGAATCACGCGGCCTCCACACGCCGAGCGTGGATGACCTGCGCGTCGTGCAGGGCCTCGATCGCGTATCGTGCTGCGTCGAGCGGGTCTTTCAGCGGATCCTCCGGCCTGCCGACCCACCCAAGCGCGCCCGTACGAAAGCCCTCACACCGGCGATGGACCTGTAGGCGGCCGGCCTTCGCCAACGAGTTGATGAGTCGAAACCCGAAACGTACGGATCCCTGGTACTTTCGCGGAGTCCGAATGCGCAGGCCGCGCTCCACGGCGTCGCGTTGGCGGATCCCGAGCTCGTCGCAGATCTCGCGCGCGAGTTCGCGGTTCGTTTTCTCGTTGCCCCAAAAGTCGCCCGCATGGCGGCGATCCCCGCGCCAGTGGTCCACCTGATGGTACGGGATTCCGTTGCGCTGCAACATTGCGAGCAAGGCTTGCGCGTCCTCCCGCGTCGTAGTCACTCCGTCGGCGTGCGCCTCGTCGGCGACAATCACCTGCTCCCCGTCGGCGCTGGCCAGCACGAGGCTGGCGTACTGCCTGCCGGCCTTGGCCCCGTGGTCCACTCCGACCGCTACGTACCACCCGGAGTCCGGGATCTCGTCGATCAGGATCGCGTCGGTGACCGCCGACAGCCACCGACCGGAGACCAGCGCGTCCCAGGCGCCGTCGCGGCGCATTGGTAGTTCGTCGTCGAGGTAGCTCGACAGCGCGACCTCGATGTCATCCGCGGACATCCACGGGCTGTCGATCAGCCCGCCGCGGCGCGTGACCGCCTCCACCGTGAGGCTGGTCTGCATTTCGGTCAGTTTGCCGTCCTCTACCAGCTTGCGCATGTAGCCGAGCGGTGGACTGTCCGGGGTCGGCGTCATCGTGACGCGAGCCTGCCCGGAATGACGGTTTAGGCGCGGTTGCGCCTCACCCCACACGCCCTCCGGCGGCGGCTCGTCCATGCCGAAGTAGTGCAATTGATCGCCCATAATGCGGCCTGCACCCTGCTTGTATGTCGCGAATGCGATTACGGATCCGGCACCGGGGCCACGGATGAACGGGATCACCGGCTCTTTGTAGCCGCGGAACCCTTGGCGCGGGACGTAGGTCACTTTCGGATCTATCTCGTCTTTCGGGATGATCGCCCATAGCGCACGGCACAGCGGATCCATCTGCGCGAACGAGTAGCCCGCGAGCATGAGCTGTTTCGGGCCGCGTGGCGTTGCTTGCCACGGGTGCGTACCACGTGCGAAATGTAGGATGTGCAGCACGTGAGCGAACGTCTTTCCGATGGAGTTACCGCCGCGCCAAAGCAGTTTACGGCGGCCGTCCTGGAGAAACGCCTGTTGCGGGTCGGTAAGCCGAACGGAACGAAGCGGGTCGCCGAGCCGGCGGGCTTCCGCGGCCTCCAAGATCCTGGCCGCCTCGGCACGACCGATCATCCCGTCGCCAGGCGCACGTGCTTGTTGCGGCCGAGGTACTCGGCAACGAACACTTCGAGGTCGTCGTCGGACAGCGACGCGGCGCGCTCCCGCAGGGCGGCGGACCATTCGTCGGGCGTAAGGCCGTCCACCGCCGAGGGGTTGGAGGCAGCATCGGCGCGCTCCATGGCGGCGATCTCGTCGCGCAGGGTGGCGGCGTCACGCAACATCTGCCTACAGGCCACGTGTGACCGGTCGTCACGCGCGCGACCGTAGGCCTTCATGGTCTCGGCGAGCAGCCAGCGCCGATGTTCAATGGGCGAAAGCCCGTCGGTTTCGTCGGCCGGAGGCGGATCGTCGATGGGAATGTAAGTCCGTGCCGGTTTCGGTGGCTTGGCTGCTTCCATTGGGGCGGATGGCCGCCCCACTCCGAGCCGTTTACGGGTTGTTGGCTTGGTACGGTCCATATTGAGCCCTGTTTATCCGTTAGCGCGCGCGCGCAACGGGACTTTTCT